AGGCGGCCGGTCGACGTCGACTGGGAGAAGTAGAGAGCAAGGCAAAGAAGCTCTTTCTTCGAGGATTCATATCCACCAAGGACCTGGAGTCCATCACCAGGATAGTCACAACGCGCTCTAAGGCACTGAAGTGATAGGATGCCACTGCCAGATGCCCCAGCGGAATCCCCGCGTGTGTACAAACTCCTGAAGAACACGCTCCTCGAGGACCTCACCAACGATGACATCACGCTGATCGGGGACCCTATCTCGATCGAGATGCTCAACGAGGACGAGTTGCGTCGACTTGTCCTGGTCCAGTTAGCTCGTCTGACAGTCAAGCAGGAGTGGGATGGACTCCTAGGATGATCACATGCCACTGCCAGACGCCAACAAGAGATCCCCCAGGGTGTACACCAACCTGCAGAACATAGATCTCGACACTGTTACGTTCGCTAATGTCCAGGACACTGGCAACCCCATAGCGATCGAGGAGATGAACGAGGATGAGATGAGGCGTCTTGTCCTGGTTAACCTCGCACGCCTGGTATGTGCAGGGGAGTGGAACGGGTTGCTCACTACAGCTACAGCTACCCAGTACGCTCTGGAACCCATCGACGCTTCCCAGTTAACGACGTACAACTATTTTCAACCGTGGAGTAGGGATCGCACGTTGAATGATGCCGCCGCTAGTGCCAACATGGAAACTAAAGCAGTCTTCCAGCGATTCGTCGCACCTTTGACGGGTACCATAGGCGACATTACGATTCGCACTTCTGCAACCAATACCGGAAAGGATGACTGTAAGATCGCATTCTATTCGACAACCAACGGGCTGCCGGGAACGAGAATCGGTAATATCTCCATCGATGTCAATGGCGGAAGCGGACTACACACCTCCTCGAGCTGGACGACGGCACCAGATCTGACTATTGGTTTGACCTACTGGATCGCCTTCGTTCCTGAAGGTTCGACATTTCCCGCCATATCCACTTCTTCGCAATCAAAGTTCCTCGAACTCGGTGTCACGCATTACCCCGGTCAAGGTTATGGTCTTCTCTACAACAACGGAGGGGATCAATACGATCTGCCCTCAACTATCACCGATTCTGAACTGACAGCAGATAGTGGGTTCGGCGTCCCGATATGGGGTTTCAAGTATGCGTAGAGTGATCACGGAACACTTCGCCGATGATCGGGACGACATCGTGCACACTCGTGACGTCTCCTGGGGCGAGGTCAGGAAGGCGAGAAACGCAGCTCTCGATGCTTCGGACTGGACTGCAGTGAAGGATCGCACGATGAGCCAGGCATGGAAGGACTACCGCACAGCTCTGCGCGATCTCCCCCAGGTCCACGATGAGGCCAACGACGCCGCCGATGCTTGGCCGGAGGCACCCGAGGATGCCTGAGCACCACGAGCACGGCGAGGAGAGCTTCCCTGAGCAGGTGAAGCGCCTGGTCGTCGACAACGCCTTCGCCTTCGTACTCGGCTGGCTCCTGGGGGCGGGCCACATCGCAGCTCTCCTCGGTGACCTGGCTGGTGCGTTCTCATGACCAAGAGAAAGCCAGACAAGGTGATCGAGTACCGCTTCAGTCTCCAGGACAAGGAGCGGGAGATCCTCGACCAGTTCGTGAACGCTCATTCCTTCAACAGCCTCGCGACGCCGATCGTCACCCTGATGAACGACGTCACGGGGATGGCCGTCTTCCTCTCGATCCTAGCGGCAACAGGCATAGCCGGCGTCAGCTTCACTTTCATCTATGGTCAAGAGCTGACCATCGGGAGTTTGATGGAGGCGTTCTGGCTGCAGCGAATGGAAGCTCACCAGACGATGAGAGAAGAGACTGGTGTGACTGGTCCTGCAGCAGGCCAAACCGGAACCGAGTTCTGGACTGGCCTCGTTTACAACCTTCTGAACCCCAACTGGACCTGGTTCGATCAGGAATCCTGATTGTGGCCCTTCACATAGGGGGGTAGCGACGACGATATGGGGCCATCGGTCCCCCCAGAGGCTTGAAACTGCCAGTTTCGGAATCGAAGACGAGGATCCCGAATCGATCACGGAGCCAGTTACGGACCTCTGGTGATTTGACTTTGACGTCACAGCTCATGCAGACATTCTGGATCTCTCGGGAACGCAGGACGATGTTAGACTCCACATGACAGAGACCGCACTTCCATCCTTTGCCCCTCACTGGCTCGCCTCCAGTACGATCGCTTGCAGCTTGTCCCTGGATGCGGTCATGTCTCTGAGTTTGTTTATCAGTGACAACCTCTCATCCAGCTCCGCTTGAGCAGCGAGCTTGAACACTTTCATCTCTTGGTGGTGATCGATGATGACCGATGAGAGCCAGGCAGAACGCCCCTGCTCCATCGGCCCCCCCATTGAATTAACTGGGCGCCGAGTTTTCTTAGGCACTTCCTCCCAGATGGCGAAGGCAGCGTTCGTCAGGTTCGCGGTTATTCCGGGCATTTTTTCACCATTTTTCTGGAATCTGGAAATCATAAACATAGGTACAAATTAACCGTGGTACTGCGAGCCTTCTCCCTGGGGGCAAAAAAATCGAATACCGGAAATCAAACTACCAGCCCCTCACGGATCTCTCGACAGCACCTACCGCACTTTTGCCCTCTGCGATCATCGCCTCCTGTCCTTCTCATTTCTCGTCCACATCGCGCGCAGACGTATATCGACCAGCTCATTCAACTCGCCTCCTTCAGGAACACGTCCAGGAGCCTCCGGCAGTGGGGACAGGGGATAGTTACCTCGAACGTCCTTGAGCTGCGTGGAGTGTCGTCTATGGCCTTCATTCAATCACACTCACACTTAGACATGACAAGAGTACGGAGCTTGCTCTTGCGCGGGTATCGCTCTAATTCGTATTGTTCACAGTATTTGCAACTCATCTTTATGACCTGTGGAGAGCCGGCGTTCAGTGTGGATGCACTCATGGACCGACCCTCCGATTGACGCGAGAGGGTTACCCCTCTTGAAGTTTATTAAATAACAACCTCGCGGAGGGTATAGGTCGCTCTGGCTTCTGGGGCTTCGCCCCATCATCCACACCTCCTCCCGCCGGCGATGACCAGCCCACTTTAGCCACCGGACTTCAAGATTCTCTAGTATTTTGAGTGAAATCGGGTCGTGAGGGAAGGTTGATGGGCGGACGATGGTGGTTGCACAGACATGGTAGCCGCTGAACTGCTCATTTTGGGTGTTTTGAACGTCATTTGCATACTCTCGATCGTCCTGCTGGCCCTCTGGATGAGGAAAGAGCTCGAGGAATCGGTCGCTGAACTGGATTCATCCCTCGCTATGGCGATCCAGAGCACCCTGGCTAAGCTCACCGGCGAAGGGATCGTGCCGTACGAGCCTCCGAACCCTCTGCAGGCTGCCTTGGCTCAATTCATCATGCAGAAAATGTCGACGATCGACGCAGTTGTTCAACAGAAAGGCCCAGACGGGACGTTCCAGAAGTCAATTGACGAATTACAGTAGGATTATTAGCGAGATTGTTCACTTTCACTTTCAATGGCACGCAGAAAGACGAAGCGTCGACGCTCGAGAAAGAAGTTCATCAATCTGTATGACATGGCAGTGGCCTACGGCAATCTGTCGATCATCACCATGGGAACTCTAGGCTCTGGACCTGTCGAGGCAGTCACTGGAGCGTACGATATCGGCTACTCGAGGACGGCGGACGTCGGCCTAGGCAGAGGATCGCAGATGCTCGCGCTCACTGGCGCTACGCAGATCAGCCTGGCGGACATCATGAACGCCCCGACTCTCAGCTTCCAGCAGATCATGGACAACGCCCAGGCAAACGCAGTGCCCATGCTGTTCGCAGCTACGACCTTCAATATCGGTGCTCGGATTTTCAAGAAAGTCATGCGCCGACCATTCAGCCAGGCTAACAAGCTGATCAAGCCTCTCGGTCTCGATGTGAGGATTGGTTGATATGGCTTCCAACACAGTCACGGGCAATCTCGTCTGCTCTGATGGGACCAACATTCCCTTGAAGTTGGATACCACAGAGGGCACAGAAACCTCGCTCACCACAGATATCGCGTACACAGTCGCTGCCCAGAACGTCGGCGACTTCGCTCCTGGTAAGACCGTGGTCTCTGGTCTGGTCAGCTGCGACAACGGCGTCGGGTACTGCTACATTCTCTCGCAGGGCCTCGTGGCTGCAGTCGTTCCCTGGTCGGTCAAAGGTGCCGTCACAGATGGATCACCGGCGCTCTGCCAACCTTACACCCTCAAGGCAGGTGACATCGTGAAGGTGATGAACAACACCGCCGCCGATCGTGAAGCCGCCATGGCCGTCTACACCGCACGCGGGGTCTCGAGGATCTTCCACGTCACCCCGACTGGTGGAGCTACAAACGAGCTAGTCGATCTCCAGACTGGCAACAGCATCGGCGACACTCTCCAGGGGTCGATGCAGCGAAGATTGAGACGCAGGGCTTCTTCGTCGTCGACGCCCTTGGCAACGTCATCGGCTCTTGTGCTGCAGGCTCGCCGATCGTCCAGCAACCCAGCTACTCTTCAGCGAGTGTTGCTATCGCTCTGAACTACAAGGCCCAATTCCTAACCAACGCATGAGGTGAGGTCTATGGCTAAGATGACCAAGGCCGCCGGTAGACGCCGACTGGGAGAAGTAGAGAGCAAGGCAAAGAAGCTCTTCCTTCGAGGATTCATATCCACCAAAGACCTCGAGTCGATCGAGAGGATAGTCAGGACACGCTCTAAGCAACTGAAGTGATGTGGATGCCACTGCCAGATGCCCCGGCGGAATCTCCGCGTGTGTACAAACTCCTCAAGAATACCCAGCTGTCAGCTGTCACCAACGCTGCAATCACCTCAATCGGAGACCCTATCTCGATCGAGATGCTCAACGAGGACGAGCTGCGTCGACTTATCCTGGTCAATCTAGCTCGTCTGTCAGTGAAGGCAGAGTGGGATGGACTCCTCGGGTGATCTCATGCCACTGCCAGACGCCAACAAGAGATCGCCCAGGGTCTACACCAACCTGCAGAACATCGATTTAGATACAGTTTCATTTGCCCAGGTGCAATCCACAGGCAACCCGATCGCCGTGGAGGAGATGAATGAGGACGAAATGAGACGTCTTGTCCTGGTTAACCTCGCGCGCCTGGTAGTAGCTGGTGAGTGGACCGGTCTCCTCGAGGCCGGCGGGGCCGAGGGGAACGCAGTGAAGACGACGCCTTGGGTAGACGGCCTGTCCCTCTACTGGGAAGTCGCCAGGGCGTCTCCATACGGATCGGGTACTGTCCAGGCCGGGGCGATGGGAACCGACCTGATCATGTGGCCTTTCATCTCAGGGAACAGCGGGGATGTCTCGTTGATGGCCGTGGCGATTAACTCGAGTGTCACTAACACCATGTCACTGTGCATATACAGCGATCTGGATGGGCTGCCCAATGAGCTCCTAGGATATGGTGACTTCGATCTCTCTGGATCGGGAACGATCGAGCAGGACACCTTCAGCGACACGATCACTTTGGTGAAGGGCACCCAGTACTGGTACGGGCCGAAGAGCTCGAGCGCCAACCAACCGAACATGAAGGCGATCAACGCCGACTATACTCCTTCGCTCGGTCCTATTGCCCAAGGCGTCCTCGGCATTACCTCCCAACCCTTGGCAGTCAACACCGAGGTCGCTTATGGCGACTCGATCCCTGCAACTCTCACACCGGCCAACTTCACCTACGGGGCCAGCTATAATCGGATGATTATGGGGTTGGAGTTCTAATGGATCGGACCTTCACTCGCTACTCTGGTTCGGAGATTGTCGAGCAGGGGAAGTATGACGTCACTTGGGAGCAGGTCCGAAAGGAACGGAATCAAGCTCTTCTCGACTCCGACTGGCGTGCTGGGAAGGATGTCGTCCTCTCGACGAGTTGGAAGGAGTTTCGCCAGGCGCTTCGAGACCTCCCTCAGAATCACGACGACGCCGGCGATGCCTGCGACGCATGGCCGGTGATGCCGGATGCCTGATGCTGCAGCCGCTGGGCCCAGCAGCATCAGGACGGCTGCTGTGGAAGAGACATTCCTCGAGCAGGTCAAGCGCCTGGTCGTCGACAACGCCTTCGCCTTCGTACTCGGCTGGCTCCTGGGGGCGGGGCATGTTGCTTCCCTCCTCTCTGATCTAGCCGGGGCGTTCTCATGAGCAGGAGAAAGCCGGACAAGGTGATCGAGTACCGCATCAGCCTGCAGGACACAGAGCGAGAGCTCCTCGAGCACCTGGTCTACGTCGAGGGTACAGCCAAGGCGTTCAACCAGTTCACAGAGCCATTCGTGGAGATCGTCAAGGACATCAGCGCCATGGCAATAATCTTCGGAGCAATAGCCGTCTACGGTGGATGGAAGTTCGTCATCACTCCTGGCATCGAGAATGTAGAGGAGCTCTATTCAGACTTCATGGTACAACTCGAGAACGTCAACAAGCTCAGAGCCGCCGCTGGTGAGGCTGCTGCATACACCGACATCTACCTCACACCCTCCTGGTTGAAGGGGTTGCGGATCCTCTTCGGCAAGGATTCCTGATTCGGTGCGTCTACCCCCCCCTCTACGGGAGAGATAGACCGTTGTTATCGCATGCTTCTGGCCTCTGGCCACAGCAGAGGCAGATTGTCTCGACCTCGAGGATCTCGTCGACGACATCCGAATAATCGACCTCCATGTGCTCGGAGACCTCGAACCACTCGATCTTCTGGATGTTCTCTTCTCCCTCCTGGGTGCGAAACCAATCCCAGCCGTCCCAGGAGTCGAACTCGATCGCCAGCCACTTGAAGAACTCACTCGGTGTCATATCTCCACCTTCCACACCTCGAACACCAACGCCGGTCAAAGACGAAAGCACTAACATCGCAGTCACAAAATGAGCTCATTCCTGCAACTCTCCTCTGTTCCTCTGGCGGCACTCATGCCGCAGCGCATAGTGGGGTTCGTGATTCGGCCGTACTAGAAGTTTCCAGAGTCGAGGACGTCCTCGACCAGACCAATGACGGACTAGCTGCGTTCGGACTCGCTTGCCGCACTTCCTGCAGCGCCTCTGCAGAGTGATCGCGCCAGGGCGAGTCGCCCAAGTCCACCACGTCTCGCACTGCGGGCACTGCCAGAGTCCTTTCATCATTCAATCAACATCCTGTCGATGATGTCCTGGCCGATCTGCTCGACGAGCTCGTCGATCATGGCATCGAACCTCTTCGTATGCTTCCACTGCAGATAACAAGGCCCACAGCGGGTGCACTCCTGATTCTTCTTTATCCGCGTCAAGCTGTAGGTGTTCTTGACACTGATCGGTTTCTCGCACACGACGCAGCTTCTCATGGGCGTCGGCGACACTCTCATATTTCCAACCCCAGCACTTCAGCGACGCGCCTGGCATAGCCCAATTCAATCAAAGCGTCAGAAAGGTTCTGTACGTCCTGCTTGAGGCGTTCGATCTCTCTGGTGCGGTCCAAACACCTCTTGTGGTCTTCAAGTGTCTCAGATACTCTCCTAGAGCGCGTTTTTCTAGGCCATGCTGAATAAATTGCATACGCGGGATCAGAGAAGCTCACAGAGTTGCTCGGTGCCATGATCCGTGTCAGAATGAACGGTGTTAATAATAACATCCAAAGAAGGTATGGCGAAAGAAGGCTCAATAACCGCGAACGATAGTAGGGTGGGCGCGCGGGGTGAGAAATATAGAGGATAAAGGTAGGTTGAAGGCCCGTTGAGGACCGGTTGAGTGCCATGGTAGCCCCTGAACTGGTCATACTGGGCGTTTTGGACGTCCTTTGCCTGCTTGCGATCGTCCTCCTCGCCCTCTGGATGCGGAAAGAGCTCGATGATGCCGTCGCCGAGCTGGATTCGTCCCTCGCCATGGCGATCAAGAGCACCCTGGACAAGCTCACCGGCGAGGGGATCGTGCCGTACGATCCTCCGAACCCTCTGCAGGCTGCCCTGGCTCAATTCGTCATGCAGAAGATGTCGACGATCGACGCAGTTGTTCAACCGAAAGCCGCTGATGGCAAGTTTCAATCGACAATCGATGAGTTTCAGTAGCATTATTAGCCAGATTGTTCACTTTCACCCTCAATGGCACGCAGAAAGACGAAGCGCCGACGCTCGAGAAAGAAGTTCATCAACTTGTATGACATGGCAGTCGCCTATGGGAACCTCGCGATCATAACGCAAGGCACTCTAGGCTCTGGACCAGTCGAGGCACTCACTGGAAGCTACGACATCGGCTACACCAAGACATCCCTGGGTATGGGCACCTTTGGGCGCGGTGAACAGTCACTAGCTCTGACCGGCGCCACCCAGATCAGCCTGGCCGACATCATGAACGCCCCGACTCTCAGCTTCCAGCAGATCATGGACAACGCCCAGGCAAACGCAGTCCCGATGCTGTTCGCAGCCACGAGCTTCAATATCGGAGCTCGGATCTTCAAGAAAGTCATGCGCAAGCCCTTCACCCAGGCGAACAAGCTCATCAAGCCTCTCGGCCTCGATGTGAGGATTGGTTGATATGGCTACAAACACAGTCACAGGCAACCTCGTCTGCTCGGACGGGACTAACATCCCGCTGAAGCTGGACACCGTCGAGGGCACTGACACCTCGCTCACCACAGATACCGCTTACACAGTCGCAGCGCAGAACGTCGGCGACTTCGCGCCTGGCAAGACCGTCATCTCTGGTCTGGTCAGCTGCGACAACGGTGTCGGCTACTGCTACATCTTGAGCCAGGGTCTCGTGGCTGCAATCGTTCCCTGGTCGGTCAAGGGTGCTGTAACCGATGGATCGCCGGCGCTCTGCCAACCTTACACCCTCAAGGCAGGTGACATCGTGAAGGTGATGAATAACACCGCGGCCGATCGTGAAGCCGCCATGGCAGTCTACACCGCACGAGGAGTCTCGAGGATCTTCCACGTCACCCCGAGTGGCGGGGCCACGAATGAGCTAGTCGATCTCCAGACTGGCAACAGCATCGGCGATACGCTCCAGGGGGACCGGATCGTCAAGTGGTTCGGAACTTCCGTCGATGCAGCGAAGATTGAGACGCAGGGCTTCTTCGTCGTC